CGCGCGCGCCATTCTCGTCCGGCTGCCCATACAAATCGGGCGAACCGCGCTTGACGTAGGCAGTAAGGCTGGCGGCCACTTTGGCGGCGATGCGCTCGGACTCCTCGTAATCCTTGATGTCTTCCAGCCGCGTGATGACACTGGCGAATTCGGACACGCCGCGCATCTGGCCGATGCGATCAACGAACGCCAGGTGGTGCATGCGCGCCACTTCGATGCGCTTGACTTCGTAGCCACGCTTGGACCAGGTGCGGGCACCTGGGAATTCCTTGTACGCCCAGTACGCCAGGGGCCGGCCCCAGGTATTGCGCTCGATGCCCTGATAGATATTGCGCGCCTCGTCCTGGTAGTCCATGGGGATCAGGTCAGCTTCGATCATTTCCAGCGAGTACGGCACGCGCGTACCATGATCCAGGCCGGCAACCGGACCGATCAAGCGCTGGGCGAATACCTCGCCATCGCGCAGCCAGGTCTTGGCCAGCATGCGCTGCACCTTGGCCCAGTGATGCCGATGCGTCACTTCAGGGATCAGGCACCAGTCGCGGTAGGCGTCGCGCAGTTGCTTGGCGTAATCGTCATGGATAGTGCCGTCACGGCGTCTTGGTTGCGGCTCGATGCCGATGCCGGTCGGGCCGATGATGTTATTGACCAGGGTGCGCAGCGCGCCGCGGGCGATATCGTGGTTTTGTTCCAGGTTGCGCGCGAGGGTGCGCAAGGTCACCGCGCCTTGCTTGACCTGGGTATCGGGTGAGCCGGTATCTTTGGCGTGCTTGCGAAGGCGCGACGGCTTGGCCGCCTCGTACTGGTTCAGGACGCGTCGGGCAGCCAGGCGCTTGATGCCGGCATTTGGTGCGAAGAAGGAAATAAGCTGGTCGACAACGTTCATCGACACCGGGATGGCGGCGGCCATTATTGACCACCAAAGCGGGCGAGGGCGAAGCCCAGGCCGCCAATGCTGGGTGTGCGGCCGGCAGCGGCGATTTCGCGGTTTGCAGCCTGCTGCCATTCCTTGCGGCCTGCAATTACCGAGCCAAGGTCTTCCATGCGCAAGGTGCGGTCGCCCAGCTTGACCTCCTTCCCTTCCAGGATAGCAGCCTCGGCAGCGAGGTATTTGGCGAGCATGTCGGTTGCAATGGTCATCGGGCGATCCTTTTGGTTGATCGCCCGACCTTACGGGGGTGCTTGTCTCATTTCTACGGAAAAATGAGACTATATTTTTCAGCCGCTCTTGATGATCTTGTAGAACTGACCGCGCGAGATCTGAAATTCAGCCTGCAGTTCGCGCCGGTTGCGCAGGTTGTAGCGGGTGCGGATGGCCAGCGCGCGCGCTTCCTGGTCGACACTGCTCTTCTTGATGTAGACCTCTTGCCCACCCCAGGTAGTACGCATGGCGTCTTCGATATCGCGTACCTGGTCCACCGTAAGCAGTTCGCCGCCCAGCGCCGCGCGCACTGCAGTAAGCAGTGAGGCAAGTATGTCCGGCTGGTGCGCCTTTTGCTTTTGAATCATTAAAATCCCCTTTGTAACCAATCGTCGGAAGCGAAATTGCTGTTGCTGCGTCTTTTTTGTGGTGCTGGCGCCGAGTTAGCCGGCGCCGGTGTCGGAACTGGTGCTGCTGGCTGCGGTGCAGCGCTACTGATCGTCAACGGTGCGGCGAACAGGTCGGCCATCGAAGGCTGCACTTCCTCCTCCAGCTGGTCCCACCACTTCGCCGTTTTCTTCGCCAGTTCGAAATGCGTCTCCAGCCATACGGCGTAGACAGTGCAATCCCAGGCCTCGACGCGCTTGCGGATCGCCGACCAGCGCGATTCCGTTCCGCTGGCGGTAATTCGCTCAGCGCGGATTTCGCCAGCCATCTGTTTGAAAAATTCATCGGGCAGCTCCTTCGAAAAATGGATGTAGCCGGGGCCCGGCCTGGTGATCTGCAGGCGACCGTAAATCAGATCCTTTGCCAAATTGGTACCGACCTGCCAAAGCAGGGCACCGTGCTTGCGGATCCGGCCGCGCCAGTCGATGTCGACCTTGGTGGCGCCGTCCTTGATGTGTTTTTCCTTGCCTGAACGGCCCTTGACGGCGAACACGCGGCGCGCGGCATTGGCGGCGCAAAATGCGTAGACCGCATGCGTGTTGTGGCCGCCGCTGTCGATGGCGGTACCGTGGATTTTCAGTTCCTGGCCGCTGGCGTGGCGGAATTTGGTCTCGAATAAATACTCGGCGACGTCGGCCCACACGGCATCCTCGTCCGGATTTCCGTAAAAAATGCGGTAGTCGATGATCCAGGTCTGGCAGCCGCGGCCGTAACCCCACACGGCGATCTCGATCCGGTTCGGCTGCGTGTCGGCGCCGGCCAGCAGGCGCACGCAGCCGTGCGGCACCGAACCCAGCTTGTAGGGCTCGGCGCGCTGTTTCAGCTGCTCGGAGTCGGTTTTTTCGACATCCAGTTCCCAGGTTCGGCCCAGGGTGGTGTTGGTGAAGGTTTTCAGCGACGTGATGTCGCCTTCCTGCGCCTTGTTGTGCGCGGCGATAAATTCGCGCACCAGCTTGGCCCAGGTGACCAGCGGGCTGTATGCGGTCCAGACGTGGAAGGCGATATGCGGCAATGCGCTGATCACGGTACCGCTGGCATTGCGGAAGACACCGGCGTGGTCGATTGTGACGCTGGCGTCGTCGTTTTGCCAGCGGCCCACCGGCGCCGCCGCCAGGAACTGGCCCTGGTCAATCATCGACCCGCAGTGCGGACACAGGTGGCGCACGCTGTCCGGATCATTGGTCAGCCATTTGAAGCCGGTAGTTTCGTCCTTGCCGCCCCAGGCCAGCGGGTGGAAATCACCGCAGTCCGGGCATGGGAAGGCGAACTGGACGCGTACATCGGCCAGGATAGCGCGCGCCTCGATCAGCGAGAATCCCTTCAGGCCCGGCGTTGAACCTGCCACCAGTTTGGGAAAGGTTGCGCCTTCGACGCGCTTGGCCGCCAAGGTGACAGGGTCGCCTTCCTTCTCGACGTCGCTATCGAAGGCGTCCAGTTCGTCCATGAGCGCGTTGTCTACGGAAATGCGTCGATAGCTGCGCGCCGCCTTGCCACCACGCGTGTGCAGCATGCATCCCAGGAATTTCTTTTGCTGCAGCGTGTTGTCTTTGTGCCGCGACATATGGGCCGGGAATGCCTTGCGCATGACTTTGACGTCGCGCAGCATCGGCTCCAGCTCAGTCTTGACGAATTCGTCGCTGTCGCCATCGGTCGGTTGCCATAACGCCTGGTTGCGCCGCTTGTGCTCGATGAAATAGGCAATGGCGGCCAGCAGCATCTTGGTGTAGCCGACCCGGGCCGACTTCATGAAATCGACTTCGGCGATATCGTTGTTGCTGATGCACGCCATGATGGCGCGCTGGAACGGCCACGCCTCCCAGGCCTGCTCGACGTACGACGATTCTTTCGACAAGTAGAAATGCTTGCCGGCCCATTCGTCCAGCGTCATTGGCTCGGGCACGCCAAAGGTACTCAGCCCACGCGTCAGGCAAGCGGACAGTTCAGGCGATCGCCAGTTGAGGACTTCGGCTAGGTCGCTCATTCGCCCTGGTCCTCGACCACTTGATGTTCCGGCGCTGCGCCGTCTTCTTCTTCGTCGTCGCGCAGGTCGGCCAGCGATATATTCGCTACGATGTTGCGCACCTTGGCGATCTCTTTTTCGATGTTGCCGATTTCGTCGGAAGTCAGCGACGGAACGCGCCGCTTGACCGCGCCCGGGATGGCGTCGAACAGGCCGCCAATGCGCGCGCCGGCCTTCGAAAGCACCTCTTCGATCAGCACCACCGGCGCCAGTTCGCCGCGCGTGACGCCGTTCTGCATCTCGATGCGCTCGCGCTGCACCTTGGCCAGCATGGCGCGCTCGGCAACAAGGTCCAGGCCTTCGCCTGACGAACGGCCGGCTGCAGTTTCCCGCAGGTGCGAGCAGTAGGCGTGCAGCATCTGCTGGCCGGACATGCTCGAATCGAGGATGCCGCGCCCGACCAGATTGCCGACCGCCTGCTGGCTGACGCCCACCAGCGCGCCGAAGGCGGCTTGTGTCATTGGCAGAGACAAATCAGACAACACAACCCCCTTGCAAATACCCTGTGACTAGCGAAAAAAGGGGGTTCGAATTACCCTTGCAAGGGGAGGCTGGGGAGTACCTTTCAGAAATATTTCCTATTTGAAACATTATCAATGATGCATTGTTGCTATGGTGAAACATTCGATTTTGCTCGATTGTTTCCATTGGATGTGATTTCATAATAGCAATCTTTCTTTGTGTCAGCGTGCGGTCCGCAGCGCCTCGATGTAGGCGCGAGCGAACTGGCCGGCAAACTCTTTCTCAACGGTCTTTTCAACCACGTATTCGAAGTCGAAAATCTTGTGATAGCTGGCATAGCGTACGAACACCATCACCGGCTTGAGCGATCCTGGGCCACCGCCTCGCATGCTTTGGTACACGCCCAGCGGCATGCGGTCGCCTGGCCTGCCGACGAAGTAGCGGAAGCCTGGCTTCTTCTTCGTACCCAGCGCCATCTTGGCGCGGCCTTGCGCTGTCATGTTCGCTTTGTAGCCAGCTTCGGGAAACGAGCGGAAGTAGGCGAGGATCTGCACAATCTGGCCCCGGGTCATGTTGCCGTAGCTGTCGAGCTTGGCACCTTTGCCGGGCACGATGCGATAGCCAGGCGGCAACGCGCCCACCGACTGCATGGCGCGTTCGAAGCGCTTCATGGGGCGCGTGCCGCCCTTGATCTGCGGCGCCAGGTAGGTGGCCGCTGGCGTGGCCTTGGCGGCGAAGTCCTTCAGCTTGACTTCGGCGGTGAGGTTGGTCTTGGTGGCCGGCCGCACAAACAGGCTGGTCAGCGTGTATGGCGTCGGGCTGCGGAAGATGTCACCCATCTCGTGCTTGAGCTTCGCGCTGGCCAGCTGGGCAGTGCGCGTCAGCGCTACGCGCGTGGCGAAGGTGACTTGCTTCTTGCCCGCATCGGTGAATGCTGTCAGCTGCTGGATGGCTGGGCCTACGTTGATAGTCATATCGTTTTCAATCTCAATTTGTAAAATTTAGCCACAAAGCAGGGTTTGTCATACTTCTATCAATACCCTGCATCGCTACAACCCGCATCAACACTCACTCTCAGCAGGGTATATATGGTATGCATGGTTATTTGCCCATCATGGGATAAAAAAACACAGCAAAAAATTCCAACATGAATATCCGCACATACGTGTAACAAGCCAGCTATCCCTGCAACCCTGCTTAGACCGTGGATTCATGCGGCTTTGCGCTATGCAGGGTTGGTAATCAACGCTGCGCATGCCTGCCATCAACCCTGCGCCGTGCCGAGGCCGCGCACATCAGCCTTGTTGCGGAACGTCTCGATCTGCTGGTCCAGCGTGCCTGGCTCGGCCTCGTTCTTGATCTCGAACACCATCCTCGACGCCTTGCCCTTGCTCCCGACTGACACCACCCGCTTGACCTTGTGCTCACGGCTGGCCAGCAGGCCGGCGAACTTGCACAGCGTGAGCGGCTTCTCGCCGGTCTTGTCGCACCAGCGCTTATAGATCGTGAACAGGTCTTCTGACAGGCAAGAGCAGTACGGCGCGGCCAGGTAGCCGTCCTTCCACGACCGATGGAAAGACATCCAGCCATTCAGGCCGAACTCGATCACGCGCTCTTTTGCCAGCGTCATCATGGGTTTCGTGTGTTCGTTGAAGCCATCAAGCGGGAAGTCGAGCAGGAACTGGTAGAACGCCTCAATCCCGCCGCGCTTGATCGAGTCGCTGACGCGGTCGTAAAACTCCTGATCCTGCTTGGCGCGAGCCTCGATCACCATGAACCGACGGTCTTCCAGTTCGATCGGGATGGGCTGGGGCTCGTTCGACAGAAATGCGCCGTTCATGTGGTTGCGCTCCGTGCGCTCGGGCAGGTTCTTCTGGTTGATGCTCATCGACTTGCCGGTGATCATGTATTTCAGCGTGCCGTTGTGGCTGTACTTGTCGTCACGCGACAGCACCTCTTCGAACAGCACGAACAGTTTGCGCGAGCGCCAGGCAGTAAAGGTGGAATCGAGTTGATGCTGACTGGCGACAGTCCCGTACTCGCCATAGATCGGTGCGATCACGTCCTGGAAAAACAGGCTTTTGCCGGTACCTTGCTTCTCACCAAACATCAACAGGGCGGTTTGCATCTTGGCGCCGGGGTTCTGCAGGGGGAAGGCCAGCCAGCGCAGGATCCACGCCACGCATTCATCGACGTTATCCTCGGCGCCGCACAATGACTCAAGGAGCGCGAGGATCGGCGTCACCAGTTCGATGTTGGCAGCAGGAACAAGCGGCCAGCCCAGGAAAATATTGACGTGTGTTTCCGGGTCTGCTTGTTGAGTCGGATCGAACACCAGGTTGCGTGCTTCGATGGTCTTGCGCAGCGCATGCTCTTGCCATTTCGACGTCAGGTCGGAGGTGTAATCGGCCCGTACCGCGCCCAATGTCATGACCTGCTGGCCGATCGCATCCCATACGGTTTCGGTGCCGCGCAGCAGCGTCAGGTTGTCCAGCATTTCGCCCAGCTTGCCGCCCCCCGCGCCCCCCGGGACTGCGCGGCCGCCCACCAGGACAGGCAGCGTGTCGCGCAACACGGTGCGGCGCTTCGGGTCTTTTTCCCAGGCGAGCGCCACATCCTTGCCTACCCATGCATTGAGGGCCGAGCGCTTCAGGCGCTGCTTGCGCAAACCGTCCCAGATGTCGGTGGTGGGCCAGATCAGGGAGAAATGCGCGATCAGCTGCTCCACGGTGGGCATACTGATATCGACCGGCTCCGGCAGTTCATCTGCAGCTGGCATTGCTTGTGGGGCGTCATCGTTCAATGAGGGCGCGGGAGAATCGACCAGCACGGCCGGGACAGGCGCATGCGCTGCCAGTGCCGCCTCGATCTGCGCAGTTGCCACGGCCAAGGACTCGTGCACGTGCAGGTCATTGAAATCGTTCAGGTCCGGCAGCGAGTCATCGTTCTTTTTCTGGCGCCGCGGCAAGGTGAAGATCGGCAGGATCACCAGTGCGTTGCCTTCGGCGGCCGCAGCAGCTTCGGCCTTGCGCCGGCCGGTATCGCCGGTCATGTGATCGTCGTCGGCAAAGAACACCAGCCGGCTATTCGGGAAAAGACGGCGCAGCATCGCAGCCACGTGCACCATGTTGCCGGCGTCGAGCGCCATGTACACGGCAAAGCGATGGCCTATGGCCATGCGCGCCGAGAGGCAGGTAGCATAGCCCTCACCGATGCCGATATCGTCACCGTCCATCGGCACGTCGCCCAGTCGGCAGGAGGCGGCAAACTTGTCCATGCCGCCGCTGTTTTTCTTTTCTCCGTCAGCAAATATGGCTTGCTTGCCGACCATCCTGGGCGGGTTGAAGTCGTAACGCATCAGCGGAATGATTAGGCCGCCATCGACAAGGTAGCGGCACGCCTCGGGCGTGACCTGCTTGCGCACCAGGTAGGGCGACTGGCCCTCGCGTGCAGCCATGCGCCACTGCGTCGGCGCGCGCACGGCTGCTGCGGCATGGCGCGCAAGGCGGTCAGCTTCTTCCCTGGCCAGGCGTTCGGCACGCGCCTTGCGGTCAGCCGCCAGCTTTTCCGGCGACACCTCGACGCCATCGGCGCCGAACTTGAAGCCTTCGGCCTGGGCTTCTGCAAACAGACTACCGATGCCCACCTTGCCAGCCTTGAATGAGCGCCACGATGCATTGGCCGCGCTGGCATCATAGCCGTCGTATGCCTGACTCCACTCCAGCCAGATATCCTTGGCTGCGTCGCCAAACTCTGCTTTCAGGGCCATGCCCATGCGCACCCATACTGCGCGCTCCATAGGGCTAACGAAGGACAGCGCCTGACGGGCGGTTTCCATGGATGCTGGCGTCACGTCGACATGCCCTGTTTGGATTTCAGCACAACATGCTCAAACATAATTAATTTCCTAACTGCAATATTTAAGGCGAAAAAAGAGCCAGCGGCATTGATGTCGGAGCCACTGAAAGCAGTTCCCTATCAGCGCATTGGGTGCAGCACCTTGGAGATCACCGCCTTGGTGCGCACCATGGCGCGTTTTGCGCCTTCGAGCATGCGCCGCACTCGGGCCTTCTTTTCGTCGGCGCGCGCGGTACGGCGCAAGGCCAGTTCCACGTTGGCGTGCGTTGGCTGGGCAATCGCAGCGGCCACGGCGGCTAGCGCCTCGGCGTCTGCGCTGGCCATCTCGCACACGTCTGTCAGGCCCAGGCCAATTTCCTCGGTCGTCTCTAGCGATCGCACGCACAAACCAAATTGATGCAGCAACTCGTTCAGACAATCCATGCGCTCGGCAGGCGGCAGCCCGGCCAACGTCGACAGCACGAAATTGGCGGGCAGCAGATTGTTTTCTTTGGTTTCGTCGTCAAGCCAGCGCAGCACGCGGTCGCCGTTGTTTTTCATGCGTTGGTACTCGTCTGGATGCGGCTCAAAGCGAATGCCGGTGGCCGATGGCCCGCCGATATCGTCATGCGCCTGGACGATCACATTGATCGCGCTGTAACTGGACAGCCCAGCATCTTTGCGCCAGGCGCTGACATGCTCGCGCAGGATGCGGATCAGGGTTTTTTTGTGCGAATCGTTCCGCATGCTATTTCTCTCCGGAATGGGTATTCTTAATACATGAACAAAACTACAAAGAAGAACAGTGCCGCATCTCAAACATCCGAAGCAGGCGCCGGGGCGCCAGCGACCACGATCACCGCATGCGCTGGCACGGTTTCCAGGATGTTGTTGGTGGAAGGGGGCTGGCGGCCGGGGTGGCCTTCCGGCGCTACGAGATCTGCGGCGCGCCGCAGCGCAGTGGCGAGCTCTGGCCAGAGCCTCTCCCAATCGCAAGGAAACATCTCTTTTCGCGTTACCTGACCACAGGTCGCAAGTTCAATCGGCGCGCCGAAATGGAAGGGGATGGTTCGCGAACCATCGGCCCAACGGCTGATATCTGGAGCATGCGCCCCGATGGCCTTCGCCAGTGACGCTTGGCGCCCGCGTTCTTGCGAGAGGTATTCGTGTAGGTTCATGCCAGCCATATTAGCCTATGGCTAAACAGTGTGCAAGCCATATGCGAATGTATTTTTTTAGCCTAATGCTATTTAATGGCGATATGAAGACAATTGATGAAATACACCGAGCGAACATGGCGCTGCTGGTAGCGGAGTATGGCGTCACCGGCATGGCTGAGAAACTCAACAAAAGCAATTCTCAGGTCAGCCAGTGGCTAAACGGCTCGAAAAATTCCGGCACAGGAAAACCAAGAGGTATTAGTGCGGGCTCGTGCAGAACCATTGAGGCTACATTTGGCAAGCCTCAGGGCTGGATGGATGCCGACCACGGCGCAACTGCTGTTCTCCGCGCGCCGGTCGGTCAAAGCGATCTTGTTGATCGGGGTGATCCAGTGGATTTGCCTGCTGACCTGCCATTTTTGGCTGGCGTAAGTCGCATCAGAGTAGGGCAACCTACGGTCGAAATGACCTCCATTAAGTTGGTTACCATGCACTTACAGGCGGGGATTATGGGTTTCGAGGTGCAGCAGGACTTCGATGATGGTGGCACGCTTGACGTGCCATCCCGCTGGATTGAGGAGGGCGATTTTGTCCCGCACTGCCTGATGGCCATAAAGGTGCGCGGTGACAGTATGCAGCCACTGCTTTACCAGGGGGATATAGCAGTGGTTAATATCGCTGACACAAAAAAGGTAAGCGGTGGCGTCTATGCGATCAATTTCGACGGTGAGCCCGTAGTAAAGCGTCTACGTTTCGAGCGGAATGAATGGTACATGACATCAGAAAACACCCTGCACCCCCGCCGGCTTTGCAAGGGTGGCGCCTGCATAATCGTCGGCCGAATCGTTAGATTTGAAGCGCGTAATTTTAAAGACAGGCTCTAATTTCACATGATAAGCCCGCCTCGCGCGGGCTTTTTCATGCCCCCAGCTGCGCGCCACATCGACCGCAGGCGACATCATATCCGTTGCCCATATGCCTGCACTTCGGGCAGATCGAGACTATTTTCGGTCCGGATATCGAGGTGGCTCGGCGTTCCTTATCTTCCTCTGGCGACGAAGGTGCACGCTCTGGCGGCGTGGGTGCACGCGGCGCCTTTGGCGTGGGAGCCGGTATTTGCCTGGACATGGGCTGCATCGATCCAAAACCCAGCAGTATCGCGCCCACCACAGACAAAATTCCAGAGAAAATCATGAAATTCTGGCGCTGAGCCATCTTGTCTACGTTCGCCACCTGCATCGCTGGTGCGGCAATTCCATAGCCGAAGTCGCGGGCCGGCACGTCAACGGCCACATCCATAGCAAGCGAGTAGCTGCCCAGGCCTAGTCCGACTAGCAAGATCAAAATTCCTAAATTCCTCATGGTATTCCTAGTCGTGATAAGGCAATGATTATACAAAATGCCAATTAGTTCAATCTATCGAATTATTGCGCAATTCTATGGAAGGCCACCTGTTTAGCAACCTATGCAATCCCTATGACATAAGGCAATTAGCCTAAGGCTAAAAATAAATCTTGCGATATTATTAGCCTTAGGCTAAAGTAGTCTCCATCGACGCACCAACCTCAACCGATGGAGAGCCACATGGCACCGCATACCGCAGCCGCAGCACCGTCCCGCAACACCATCCGTGCCGCCGCCGTAGCGGCCCTCGACTGCGCTGACATCCCGCTGTCGCACATCATGAACACCGCCGCGAACGTCGCCATCGATCTCGACAAAGAGCGCGCTGCCCAAGTGGCAGGCCTCAGAACTGATTTATCCACGCTGCCGAGGGGCTCCATCAAAACCAGTCTGGATGCCATTGGCATCCATGGCGCAGCTACTGTGGCGGCCAGCATGCCGCTCGATGCGGACCTGAATCCGCTCGATAGCGAACTGGCCATCGAAATTCGCGCCATGTTCCTGGCGCAGTGGAATATGGACTCTACCCAGGCCGACGCCCGCATGGCGCAATTCAATTACGGCCACGCCATCGCTGCATTGCCTGTACCCGCGCCTGGCGCCATCGGCAGCGCCTTTGGCGGCGGCACCTACGCCGGCATCATCCGCGGCGTCAACGGCGCACTCGATGAGCACCTGGTGCTGATGGAAGGCGAGGCCGAGGGCGTCACCTGGGATGCCGCTGGCGCCTGGGCGCACTCTAAGGGGGGCGAATTGCCCACCCGCGACGAGCAGCGCCTGCTGCTTTCCAATCTGCCCGACCGGTTCAAGCCGGGTCGGTACTGGTCCAGTGAGCAGACTGGCCCCTCTCGCGCGTGGTATCAGAGTTTCGACCCTGGCTACCAGAGCCTCGATTACCACTCGTACGAAGGCCGCGCCCGCGCCGTCCGCAGATTACCAATTTAAATATTCATTAATTTAGACCTGGGATCCGCCATGACTCTCGACAACCGCGAGCGCACCGCCGCCAGCTGCCCGCTAGCAGGAACGCCGCCATCACGTGTTCGCCGCGTCTCGCTTGTGCTTTCACATCGCGCCCAGCGCAACGCCGTCGGCGCAACCTACGACCTGCTTAACGGGCGCGGCCAGCGTGTCGCCCTGGTGTCGGTGGCCCAACAGGGCCTGGGTTCCACGCGCGCGGCAGCGGCACGCATGGCGTATGCGCCGGAACTGACCGGCGCCATACGCGCAGCAAGCATGGACTACGAGCTGACTGGCGCGGTAACGCCCGAAACCATCAGCCTGATGCGCCGGCTGCTCGATGACATCGGTGCCGCATGAGTACCCCGGATCTGCTGCTGATGATCCGACACTGCGCCGCCGCTGCCAAGCAGCGTGAACCGCTGGACATCGAGGCGCGGGCACATTTCTTCATTGCCACCATGTCCGGCGCGCTGGAGCAGCACGACGCCATCGCCGCCGAAATGGTGTTTTCGATTCTTCAACAGCCCGTAAAGGATGTGCCGAAATGATCACCTTTATCGTCACCGTGCGCCAAGAGGGCTGCCGGCCAGAACGCTACACCGATATCGCCTGCGACAGCAGCACCGCAATTATGAATGCCCAATTGCGCTTCGGCGCTTGCCGCGTGTCGGTACGGCCAGCGTAGGGGCGACGATGACCATGCTGCTGACCCTGATCCATATGCACCGCCACTTCCGCCGCCTGGGCGCCGGACAGCTGCGCTCAGCACTGCACGCCATACGCGTGTACCGAGAGGGATTCTGACATGGCCCGGGCCGAACCTGACCGCGCCGCGCTGCTGTTTGCCCACGGCCTGCTGCGCAGCACCTGGTCCCTCGACGCCATGCTCAAGGTTCCAAGCCTGAGAGTGGTGCTGTACACGACGGCGCGGCGGCATATGAAGCGCCGCGACCAGTTTGACCCGAAAAAAATGCAAGCGAACGACAACGATTAACCCACCAACCGCTGTACTTATTTACGAAAGGCCCCCATGGCATCGAAAGCATTCGCCGTGTTTTTGCAGGATCTGCGCGACGGCCGCGCTCACTCGGAACTGTCCAGCATGCTCGGCGAGCTGCTGGCCAAGGTCAAGGAGACAGGCAAGGGCGGCGCCGTCAACCTGAAAATCAAGATCAAGCCCGCCGGCCGCGGCCAGGACGTCGACAAGGTCACGATCTCCGACGAAATCAAGCTGGACCTGCCCAAGCCTGAACGTGGCGAGGACTTCTTCTGGCTCACCGAAGACAACGATCTCTCGCGCAATCACCCGAAACAAGGAAGCCTGGAACTGCGCGAAGCTCCAGCTCCTGCCCCATCCACCTTTAAGGAAGCAACGAAATGAACGACACCACCACCCCGGCCGCCGCAAGCGCCCTGAGTCACTTCCCAGCTGGCGAGCACCTGCACATCGATTCGTCGATGATTGCCAAGCTGGGCGCATTGACGGCCACCGCCAGTGCGGTCAAGGAAGTTGGCAACGCCAGCTACATGCTGGTGCCGGAAGGCTTCGACCTGAAAGACCTCACGGCCGCCATCGAAAAAGCCCAGCCCGCGCCGGGCCGCAAGACGGGCACGGTACACCTGGGCGACCTCGACAGTTTCCTGACGTTTGTCGGCAAACAGGGCGCGTCCAGCGACTGCTACATCTATGCGGATCTGGATGCACGCACGCTGACGGCAGTGCTCAATGACCACCATCACCTGGCCGATCACGAGCAGGCCGGCTGGCGTGACTTCCGCGCGACCTACAAGGCGGAACTGAGCCGCGAGGCGGCAATCTGGATCGCAAACGACAAGAAGCTGAAGGAGCAGGAGGAATTCGCCATTTTCCTCGAAGACAATATCGCCGACGTGGTGCCAGGCGAAGGCCTGCCGACCGGCGACACGCTGCTGGCGGTAGCGTTGACCCTGCAGGCGAAGACGGAAGTCAATTTTAGCTCGCACAAGCGCCTGGACAATGGCCAGACCCAGTTGGCCTATTCCGAAACCATCGACGCGCGCGCGCAGGGCGGCGCCATCGAGATCCCGCGTGAATTTGCCATCGGCGCCCGCCTTTTCAAGGGCGCAGACGGCTATCGCATCAAGGCGCGCCTGAAATACCGCCTGGGCTCCGGCAAGGTGAAGTTCTGGTACGAGCTGGACCGGCCGGAGAATGCCATCGAGGAGGCATTCCGGGAGTACGTCGAGCAGGCCCGCGCCAGCGGCTTCACCGTGCTGATGGGCAAACCATGATGTCCGCCACCAGCTCGAAAGTGATTGCCAGCGGCAGCCGGGTGGCCTTCGACAGTGACGAAGGCCCGCAGGCCGGCGTGGTCGAGTGCATCAAGCCCGATGTTGGCAATGGTCAGCGTATCGCCATGGTCCACGTGGCTGGCACACTCGACGGCGTGCCATGGCAGGTGCCCGTCGAGCAGCTGCAGGCCGCCAGCGCCCGGGCTTAATCATGCGCCGCCCACTTCCCGCAGGCAATGTGCCGATGATGACCGAAACCCAACGACAACTGGCGCTGCAGTTGCGCATGGCTGTCGAGGCGATCATCGGCGCGCCATCGGTCGACACGTTCAACAGGCTGTCGAAAATATTTGCTGCCCTGTGCGGCTGCGGGATGGTGGGTGACGCAATCGATCTGGCCACCGACACCATGGGCGTGATCTGCGATCGCTATGAGCGCATGCAGCGTGTCGGCGTCAAGGAATGCGAGGCAACAGCTCTGCGCTTGGCCGCCGACGGCATCGACGCCAGGCTGTCGATGATCCCGATCAACAAGCTTCGACGCTCCATCGCGGAAGTAGAAATTTTCTGCACCAGTGTTGGCGCGTAAGCCCTTATAGCGCGCATACATCAGGACCACTACATGAAACGCGACTTTTTAACCATACCGCTCGACTTGGGCAATGAGCTCATCATCGACAACTTCGCCGGCGGCGGGGGAACCAGCACCGGCCTGGAGCAGGCATTCGGCCGCCCGGTCGATATCGCCATCAACCATGACCCCGAAGCGCTGGCCATGCACGCGGCAAACCACCCGCACACCACGCACCTGTGCGAGAGCGTGTGGGACGTCGACCCGATCAAGGTCACGAACAACCGCCCGGTGGGCCTAGTATGGCTGTCGCCGGACTGTAAGCATTTTTCCAAGGCCAAAGGCGGCAAGCCGGTCGAGAAGCGTATCCGTGGCCTTGCCTGGGTAACGCTGCGCTGGGCGGCCAAATGCAAGCCGCGCGTGATCATGCTGGAAAACGTCGAGGAATTCAAAACGTGGGGCCCACTGCTGGTCGAGGCCGACGGCAGCGCTAAACCCGACCCGGCCAAGAAGGGCAAGACCTTCGACAGCTTCATCCGCCAGCTGCGCGCGCACGGATATGCCGTTGAGTTTCGCGAAATGCGCGGCTGCGACCACGACACGCCCACCATCCGCAAGCGCTTCTTCCTGGTGGCGCGCCGCGACGGCATCGCCATCAAGTGGCCAGAACCAACCCATGGCGCGCCCGACAGCATCGGCGTGCGCGCGGGCAAGCTGCTGCCGTACCGCACGGCGGCCGAGTGCATCGATTTCAGCCTGCCATGCCCGAGCATATTCGAGCGCGACCGGCCGCTGGCGCCTGCCACGCTGCGCCGCATCGCCAAGGGCATCATGCGCTACGTGGTCGACGCGGCCGATCCGTACATCGTTCGAACGGATATGCACAAATCGAACGCTGGATGTCATTACCCGATATCTGATCCACTCAGGACCGTGACCTCCAGCGGCGGGTTCGCCATGGTCGCGCCGTCGATCATCCCGGTCACGCACCAGGGCTGCGACCGCACCGAATCTATCGACGAACCTTTCCGCACCATCACCGGCGCGCACCGCGGCGAGAAGGCGCTGGGCGTGGCCACGCTGGTTCAGGTGGGTTACGGGGAGCGCGAGGGCCAGGCGCCGCGCGCCCTGGACATCGAGAAGCCACTGGGCACGGTGGTGGGTGCGGCCGCGAAGCATGCGCTGGTCGAGGCTGAGCTTGCGCCATTCGTCATGACCAATACCACCGGTCACCCTGGCGCGGCCGCCGACATGCCGGTACCGACCATCACCGCTGCTGGAAATCAGGCGTTGGTGTCAGCTGTGCTGGTCGATGCAGCGCACGGCGAGGTGTCGCCCGGCGGCGTGAAGCGCTGGGGCACAGGTGCGCACGACGTCGAGGCGCCGCTGGGCACCGTGACGGCCAGCGGCAACAAGGCCGTGGCCACGGCCTTCCTGGCCAAGCATTACACCGGCGTTGTGGGTTCCGACCTGGCCGACCCTATCGGCACGGTCACCGCATGCGACCACCACAGTCTAGTGACGGCATTCCTGACCGAGCACGCCAACGCAAGCAACCAGCGAGTGATGCCTGCCGACGAGCCGCTGCGCACAATTTGCGCCCAGGTCAAAGGTGGCCATTTCAGCATGGTGTCGGCCCACATCACGAAGTTCCGCACTGGCGCCACCGGCAGCGCCATGACGGAGCCGGTACCGACGATCACGGCCGGGCCTAAGGAGAAACCCGCCGGCGCACCGCATGCGCTGGGCATCGTAACCAGCAACCTGGTGAAGCTGCGCGGCACAAGCACGGCGGCCGGCACGGACGAACCCCTGGGAACGGTCAGCGCCGGCGGCCAGCACCACGCCGAGGTGCGCGCTTTCCTGCTGAGCTATTACGGCACCGACCAGGCGCCGGAGATCGACGGGCCGCTGGCCACCGTCACGAGCCGCGACCGCTTCGGCCTGGTGACGATCCACGGCCAGGATTACCAGATCGTGGATATTGGCCTGCGCATGCTGCAGCCGCGCGAACTGTTCCGGGCCCAGGGCTTTCCCGACGACTACATCATCGGCGACGACCCGGCCCAGGGATTGAAGCTGACCAAGAGCGCCCAGGTGCGCATGTGCGGTAATTCGGTCTGCCCGCCCATGGCCAAGGCGCTGATTCTCGCCAACTTCGCGCACGAGCGCGAGATTGCGAGGGTAGCGTGATGCGGCTATTCAGTTTGATTAGGGAAATTCACAACACGCATAGAGAGGGGAGTTTCCCCTTTCAGGAGCTTGACCAGGCCTACGCGAATCGCCTCTTGATCCGTCTCAATGGTTCCATGGGCGATAGGAACGTACGCGCCCCGTCGCAGTTCGGTCGGATCAAATTCAAAATTCTGCGCAATGGCGATTTTCTCAAGCAGAGTAAAGAATTTTTCGTCATGACTACGCGCCCATTGTTCGCGTTGCGAGTCTGTATCCAATCCGCGAGCATCAAGCGAATCGAAGTAGATGCGCCGCGCAGTAGTAACAGCTTTTTCCGCGTCGGTTTGTCGCTGACGGCCAAAACTGCGTACGCCATAAAAGGCTACGTCAATCATGTTAAGAGCCTGGACGTGCCCAGGCGCAAGCCTTGTGGCGCGGGTGGCCATAAGAGTTTGAAAGATGTTGTCCTTCATTCCTTTTTTTGCTTGCCTACGCTCCACCCATTTTTGGGCCTGTACCGCAAGTATGGGCCCAGCAAGCACAGCAACGATCGTGAGCCACTCACCAAAACGAATTGCAGGTTCTTCCGCGGCCATATTTTGTCCATTGTTGCAAGAAAGGAAAATAATAACATGATCGCCAATCCAGCCCAAATTACTCGCCACCATCTGGCGAACCAAGTCGCGCCCGCCTATTCGCTCGTGCGCAAGCTCTGCGCCTGCGGCAAAGCCAGCACGGCCAAACAGTTGGCCCAGCACGGTAGATGCGCAGCCTGCGCGCTGGCGGCCGTCCGCGCTGCAATTTTGCCTGGTGACTTCGCCAATCTGAAGCACATGCTGGGTGCCGTGCAGGGTAAGCCGAAGAATCGCTGGGGCTATCGCAATTATTTTGCCGCCGGCTGCGGCCAGCAGCACGAGGCAATGCAGCGTTTGGTGGCCGCCGGCCTGGCCACATCTGGCCGTGCTGCCAACGAAATGACCTATTTCCACGCCACTCGCCTGGGTTGCAAGGCCGCTGGCCTCGACGCAGCTGGTATCAAGCGCGCGATGGAGGGCTGATATGAAAATCTACATTGCAGGCCCCATGACTGGTCGTGCCCAGTTCAACTACCCGGCGTTTCACCAGGCAGCGACGCTGCTGCGGGCCGCCGGCCATGTCGTGATCAATCCGGCCGAGAATCCAGTGCCTTCTTGCGGCAGCTGGCTGGGCTACATGCGTATGAGCGTCGCCCAAGTCGCCGGCGTCGACTGCCTGGTGATGCTGCCAGGCTGGCCGTTCAGCAAGGGCGCGCGCATCGAATATTTAATCGCCAAGCTGCTTGGGCTTGGTGTTACTTCACTGAAGAAAATAGGAGCAACAGCATGATCACCATCGAAACTGAAGTCCTGGCCAAGCTGGCTGATGCAATTGAAAAAATGCAGCGGCCAGCACTGCCGCTATCGATCGATCTGTGGGATACGAACGGCCTGGCGGCATATTTCAAGCGCTCAACCGCCCGCGTACGCAGTGACATTGTGTGTTTACCGACGTTCCCGCGGCCCATCCGGCTGCCGGTGGATGGGCGCTCGCAGGCGCTGTACAAAGCCCGCGAGGTGATCGCGTGGGCGGAAAAACACACGTCATAGTTTCGCCGCGATATCGTCGGCAGTTGCGTTGTAATAGGTCTGCAGCTGCCGGATATCACGGTGGCCGACCATGCGCGCCAGATCCAGCACGCCGAGCTTGCCGGCCAGGCGCGTGATGGCTTCGTGCCTGGTATCGTGGAAGGTGAGGCCTTCGACGCCAGCCCGCTCACGGGCCTTTCGGAAGAGAGCATCGAGGGAGGCGGAGGAAATATCGAAACCATCGGGCACCATCGCCCATATTTCCTGCGCGCGCGGGGAGAGCGCCACATCCCGAGGAAAACCATTTTTTGTCATTTTCAGCCTGGCCACGCGGCCAGACACATCGGCCTTGCCCAGGCCGCATATTTCCCCAGCACGCATAGCTGTTTCTATAGCGAATAGGAAGGCGAGGGCGATGCGATGCTGTTTCGTCGTCGGTACCATGCCGGGGGCCTTTTGATCCCAACCCAGAGCCAGGCAGATGGCTGTGATTTCATCCTCGCTTATCAGCCTGTCCCTGGGCGGCTTGACCTTCGGCCGTGCCACATCGGTCGTGGGGCTCTTCGAAAGCCACTTCCATTCCTTGCGCGCCACCGAGAACACGTGAGACAGCAGGTTCATTTCCCGATTAACCGTTGCCCCGGATACTGTCCTCAGCCGCTCATCACGCCAGGCGGCCACATGGGTTTCATCGACGTCAGCGATTTTCACGGTGCCAAGGGATGTGGCGCCCATGGCGGCCAGGCGGTTGACCTCCCAGCGCTTGCCGGCCTTATTCCTGGAAACCTCCCGCTCGTAGCGATCAAAAGCATCCTTGCACGTTTCTTCGACAACCTTGGCCTTGCCGTCGGCCAGCTGCACGCGCTGGCTTGCCTCCCACGCGAGGGCGGCCGCCTTGGTTTCAAAGGTGCCGGATACCCGGACACCCTTGACCATGAGGCGATGTCGCCAAATCTTGCCATCCTTGACCGGAGCTGCCATTTTGGTAAATCCATTGGTAAATTTTGGCAAATGGTAGCAGTATTTCGGTATTCCATGCCGCATTTTGCGTTTTCTACAGACGAAAAAAAACCCGCTTCTCCCTATGAAAATAGAGAAAATCGGGTTTTGTACTACTGTGCGTTTTTTGTTCTGAGTGCCCGGAGCCGGAATCGAACCGGCACGCCCTTACAGGCGGGAGATTTTAAGTCTCCAGTGTCTACCAGT